TTTACTTAAAGGCTCAGGAGTGTGGCGAACTACTCTCCGGTTTACTTTTTTTCGTTTAGTGTGTTTCCGTGTGTTCGCCATAACAAAATTATCGCTTATTAATTAATGAGAACAGATCATCAACACGCGCTTCTAATCGCAAACTTCTTTCGTCAATACGATTAATTGCATCTTTGATCGAGCTGCCTGAATTGGGCTTAAGTTCGCTTAAAAAACTTTTAATAACCCATCGTAGAGCCAGCAATAAAGCGGTCGCGATACTGCAAACGCCAACGCCAAATGCGACCCATTCGTTCGGTGTCATTTTTCAGAACCAACACCAAACTCACCCTCGTTCTTATCCAATGCTCTAGCTGCTGGACCTGCAAGTGCTGCAATAACTACTGATATAACTGGATCTAATCCAAGTTCATTACTTGCCAAGAATGTTAAGAATGAAACTAACACTCCACGAAAATAGGACTTTAAAACTGCCTTTTGCTTATTGGTGATTTTCATTAGTTGCCTTTCAGTAGTGGGATGTTAAATTTTTCGCCAGTTTGATTTGGCTTAAAACTTACATGGATGTGCTTATGATGTGGATTAATGCCCCGATATTTAACCCAACGCCATAGCGACCTTGCTGAACATATTTTACCAGCATGGATTATGTAAGATATACGCTTATCTTTTTTTGCTGTAAGTCGAAGCTGATCTGCCAAAGCATGACTAACCCCTTGCTCGTTAGAAAGGCCAGCGTCAATATCGATCGCGCAAACTTCTCCGTCTGGTCGCGGGTTGTGATCGGATTTTCGAAGTGCATGTTTACTATCAGAAATCCACCCATCGCTGCGCTTATCGCGATCCAACCATGTTTCATTTATTTGGTCGCGTAGCGTTTTAGCAGATTTAGATAGGTAAGGCTTCATTAGCCAAGTAACAATTTTGCTTCTTCTGAAGTAATTCCAAGTTTATCTAGTAAAACTTGCCTCGCGGCTTCTTTAGCTGCAATTTCTTTTTGTTTTGTTTCATTCCACAATTTAGCAGCAGTTTGAATTTTAGAAAGTGTTGGCTGAGTTTGTTCATTAATCCATAAACTAATTTCATTACCTGTTACAACCCAACCGGAATCAAATCCCAATTGCTGTAATCCATCTACAATTTCTTCGTGAGTCATTATGCACCAATTTCAAATAGTGTTATTGTGGATGTTGAACCTTGATCTTGAACTTTTACATTCGAAATTCCAGCCGTGCTAAGAAAATCAGTGCTATAAGTAATAGCGCTGGTAGTTGCTGGACTATCTAAATAATTTGTTGAACAACTGCCTATGACATTTTGCAAGTCCGTGTTTGTAGATCCACCAAATAATTCAAATTCTATTAACTGTGTCGCACCTCTTTTTAATCTTAAGGCAACAGCCGTGTTATTGACTTTTCTACAACCAACTTGGTCTACTAAAATTAAAATTTTTGAAGTATTTAATGTTGGAGTAATGGTTGCAGTCAAACCAGTAGCAGCATAAGTGTCAGTTGAATTAGTTACCGCTACACTATAAGTTGCATTGACCACTTGTAAAACTTTTCCGCCACCAGCGGGCGCAGCCCATGTTGGAACACCACCAGAAACAGTTAATACATTGCCAGTTGAACCAATTGCAAGTCTTGTGTTTGTGTTTGCAGTTGATGAACGATATTCAATATCGCCAAGAGTTGTAGATGGGTTTAATGCTTTTGTGGTGGTATCAATTGATGAACCAAGTGTGCGAATTGCTGCTGCGCCATCTTTGACAAGCGCGGTGTCATCTGGAGTAGTCCAGCTGTAGTTCGTTGTAGTTGCCATATTATCCTATCTTCAGGCTACGATTGTAGCGTATTCCCATGTCAAAGTGTTGCTTAAAGTGTTCCAAGCCTCTGCATTTGAAACAGTATTCCAGCGCATAGCCACTTGGCTAAACGCTGTTGGTGAAACATTGATTGTTAAAAATAGCTCATTAAATCGAGTGCTCCATGACCAACCCTCAACATAACCTTCAAATTCTCCATCTGCTATTTGAGTAGGCAAATTCTGTATGTTAAGCGGCATTCCCATAAAGACACCCAATAAAGCATCCCGATCAGCATTGTCGATTTCTGAGTTAGTTATTGGAAAAGTAATTGATTGGAATTTAGGCAATGGGTAAGCTCTTTGAGCAATATAACGATCCGCAACTTCTTGAGCATCGGCTGAGCCATGAATTCTTGAGTTAATGGTTTCGGCTTTGTAGCCATATAGTGCAATAGATGCGGCATCTGTAGCTGTTTCCTGTGAGTTATAGTTATTGCCATAATTAAGATAAATATCATTCCTAACATCACCTGAGCGCATAACTGTAGATAGGCCATTACCCAAAGCATGATTAGCATCTAAATCAACATAGCCATTAGCTAAAAGATAAGTTTGCCTATGGTCTGCATCTGCATAACCTATGTTTCCTGCATTATCCTCATAAATATAACCAAAAGCAGAATTGGCAATATCAGATACAACATTGTAAATCGTGTCGGTTACATTTGATTGTGAACTCATTGTGTAAAGACCAGGTTGGTCTATTTCGCCTAATCCTAAATTAACAGCTTGTAGCCAAGTTTCTGTCGGATCATAAGTTGCCCAAGTCGTAGCTGCTGGAACATCATTCCAAGATCCAAGCAATACGCTGGAAAGAATGTCATAAATTTGGTTGCCATCCTCATCTTGAGAAATGTTATCATTCCAAATTTCTCTAGCTATTCTGGCAAGTGATCCCATAGCAATTATTGTGTATTGAATAACTGTGGCTATCGATCCAGTAGCGCCTACCTCAACAGTTACATCCGTAACATCTCCACCAAATAGGCTTACAAAAGTTCCTGATGTGTCTTTTACCTGTAAATCTAAACTGTCATTAATGTCAAAAGGTAGGATTTGATTATTTAAGGCAACTAAGGTGATTTGAACATAAGATGGATTTGGCTGTGAGTAAATATCATCACGACCAGCCTGATGCTGAATATCGCTAATTGCTATGTCAGTGTAATCAACCCCACTGACAATTAGTTTCCAATCAGGATTCCAGACTGTCATGGTTACTTCTTAACAGCTGCGCGTGAAAGGTATGGATTAGATCTGGCTGCACTTTGGTTTATTGCCCTACTAACAGCTCTTGCTGCGCCCTCACTATCAATTGCATTAACAGTTATATTTGTAACGCCTTGACCTGTGGTATATGTGCCACTGCTTGCTCTTGGAACTGATGGTAATGATGATCTAGCAGCTGATGGAGCAGGGTTTGGAATTGATCCAATATTCACGCCTGGAACTATATTAACTACTCTAATAAGTTCATTTGCAAGTGATACCACTAATCCAATTGCTTCTCTTATAAATGTTATAAATCCTTGAACAATACCAACAACTACTGAAATTGCTTTTCCAAAGTTTTCAGCACCTCTTTGAGTTTCGGCAAGTCCAGCACTTAATCCCTCATCACCTGTTAAACCTGCAATAAAAGCATTGAGGGTTGGAATGCCTTGATCGTTTAAGAAAGATATAAATTGCTCAACTGCTGGCAATAAAGCAAATCCTAAACTTTCCTTAGCCTCATCAAATCCTACTTTTAAGCGATCGATTTTTCCTTGAAAGGTTTCAGCATTTGTAGCTGCTGCGCCACCATAAAGATCAGCAAGTTTTTGTTGAACCTGAGTAAATGTAAGAGTTGATAATTCAGCCTTTGATAAGCCAAGTCCTAATCTGCCAAGTGAAGTAACATTTCCATCTTGAGCGCGACCTAAAGCATTTGCAACTGTTTCTAAATCTTTACCTGATGCAGCACTAATATCTAAAGCAAGTGTTAATAACTTTTGGGCTTCCTCAGTTGATTTTGTAGATACTGCCAATCTCTGCATGGCTGGACGAAGTTTGTCATCTGCAACACCTGTGGCTAAAGATGTCTTTAGGATCATGTCCTCAGTTGCCGCTATTTGGGCGTCTGTAGCCCCTGTGGCCTGTCTTAAAGCGTTGGCTAACCTTAACTGTGCTTGCTCATCCTCTATTGCAGCCTTGACCCCATCAACGGCTAATTTGCCAGCATAGGCAACGGCAGC